TACAAGTGCTAAAGCAGCACCAATAGCCAAAGGATTACCTGTAGCAAAAATCACATAGATAAAGAAAGCAGCACCAAAAAATTCAACTAAATAACTGTACATGAGACAATATAATTTATATTGTGAAAAAAATCTAAATTAATGATACATATTTGGGGCATTATTTCCATAAAAGTCTTTAATGTGTTGATTTTCAATACCATTTTCATTTGAAAATTTAATAGGTGAAAATCTGGGAGTAGGTGCATTTGTTTTACGTGCATTCTTTTTAGGTGGGGCTACAGCACCACCCGACCTAACGCGACGTAATGCACTATTAGGTGTTTGAATATCGTTATAAGTTGTGAATGAATATAAATTTCCACTAGCATTTAATCCGGTTCCAACTGCAATATTACGTCGGTTTTTAGCAATTTGTGATGCATCTCTGTTAGAATTTCCTATCCATCTTTTTTTTAATTGTGTACATGGGGGAACCACTTCATCTGTTACAGTTTCAATAAATGTATGACGAGCCATATTAAATGAATTTTGATTATCACTAGTACTGTCTTTTTGTGGCATGGCACTAACACCACTTAATGCACTATTATTAATATTTTGAATACTAAATTTCATGGTATACATATCACAATGTTTATATAACATAGTGATATAATTTAAATAATATTAGTTGTAAAATTTAAAGTTTTGTATCATTGTAATTTTTATTCATTGCACGTAACTTACGGAAACGTATATAATCACTTGAATCCGATACAAACTTGGGGTTACAAGAAGCACCTTCTACACCACTATTATCACAATTGCTTATAATAGACCCGATGTGTCCTTTCCAACCTGGTTTACTAGCATTAACTTGATTGGGTCCACCACAAACATAATTTTTACGCCCGAGAAAATCACCTAAATTATTTACTGCGCGAAAAGGAGTTAATACACGTTCTTTATTATTTACTGTTCCAGATGCTTGTAATTGATTCCAACTACGACGTAATACTTCACGTGATTGTGCTTGTTCACCATGTTTAAAACTAGTTACTGTTTGTTTTGGAGAAATACCGTTTATTGCAGACATAGTATAATCTATAATATAGTATATGACAATATAATATTCAATCTAGAAAATTAACTATTATTTGTGTATTTTCTAGAATTATTGTTTTTGTAAAGCGAATGACCTTACAAATATGTTTACTACATCTAATATAAATTTTATACTAGATTCAGGGTAATTCGCATATTTTCTACATATTTCGGCTTCTTCAAACATTAATTGTGTATCATATGATATAAATAATGAAAATAATATTACTACAGCATAACTAATATAACGATGAATATTTGTAGGATACTTTTGTTTTATAAAAATCAAATACACTTCAATTAAGATAATCATAATAAGTGCTACTAATAATCCTGGAAACATAAAATTCATTGTTTTTTTGAAAAAACTTGGATACATGTAAACAAGTGCAGACATTATTATAAATATTGAAAATGTAAAATACAAAGCCATATAAATCATTGAATCACTACTCATAGATGTAATAGGTATAATCATGAAAGATAAAGCTGTTAAAAATACAAACCATACGATATGATTGATAGCTATACCACTCTGTGTTGTAGGTTTATTCATAGTAATATATAAGATTGCCGCAATACTTACCAAGAATGGTATAAATACGTGATGACTATATGAGCTAAAATTGTTGATATTAAAATAGATATAACACATACTTAATGCTAAATATAAATATGTGTTCATTACATAATTTTCACAAGTTGGAAATCCATCTTTAAACGCATAAATGTTAATGGCGTACATGATTAACAAGAAAAATGTAATGATTGAATAATTCATTTTGTTCGTTTGCTTCATGTTATACTATAAAAAAAGATTTTGTTATTTACAAGTTTGTAATTTTATTTCTCTCTAATTTTCTTCTATTATTGGTGAATAATGTAAAACACATAAAGAAAATGTAGTTGTTGGAAGAAAATGAATAAAAAACATATGATAATATATAGACTGTTTCATGATTCGTTCTTTATCTGGTTCTATACAGTGTTTATTAATTTGAAATAAATACAAAGATAACATGTAGGCAATTGCAGATACAAATAAACTGGTATACCATATTTTCCCACCTTCTATACTAAAATGATTATATGCAATATAACTTTTAATACTTAGAACGCTTACTGCTAATGTGCGGTCTATATTATATATTGCTGTATTTTGCATATTATTCCAGTATAATATACTTGAACCTAATAGACAATATAATCCAATTGTTAAGAAAGTATATTCATTACTATAACTTACATATATACATTGAATTATACATGGAGTTGAATACAATGCAGTTTGTGATATTGCCTGAGGTATAATTAATCTACGTTCATTCATTCTGGAATACTATACTATAATAAATTTATTTATGTTGTTTTATGATGTGTATAGACGTAAATAGAATATTTACTAACAAAAAAGTGTTTAGTTATAAATTATAAGGAAAAGGGTTATCTATTTAAAAGTAGCGTCCTGACGTTGTGTTAAGTGTTCTATGACCCAACATTTGCATTGGTATGTCTTACTGTGTTCTCGTAGTAGATTATTGGAGTACGCAGTAAGAGTTTCAAATTCTTCATACAAAGCGTATATTCGTCTAGCAACTTCATTGGGTATCTTACCACTAAATGTTTTTACTACTTTGTCAATTATATCATCCATTGGTGATAATGAATCTATCATACGGAAAATTATATCAGTTACACCCTGTTGTTGGAGTTGAATAACGTTAAATATATCCTGTTTTTTAGAAATAGATTTATTATTTTTATGAATGATAGAAGCAAATTTTTTGTCATCATATTTGTTCATAATAAATTGTATTCTGGCGTCTTGATTCACATCCTCATTGGTTTGCCTGAATCTTGGAGCAACAACCTCACTTAAGTGAATTGTGTTGCGTATAATTTTAAGAATATTATCTCCAACGGATTTCAAATTGTCTCTGTTATTCTTGAGCGTCTTCTCTTTTTCTGCAATCGCTTGGTCGGTTATCTCAACGGATGAGTCTTGTTGAGATTTGTTTACATATTGAAATATTTTAAAAGCAGTAGAAATACGATTATGAACGTTACGATCACCAATATCGCGTCCACATTCAAGGTCACCTACATTACGAGGAGCTCTTCCTCCACCATTTTGGCGTTGCCATTCATAATAGTGTGGATTGTGGATACGATTTTCAATAGTTCCTCTCCTCCAACTGAAACCAGTATGACATTGAGTGCACCACATTTGGTCACACCCTTCAATCTTATGGATAGGAGTAGAGCATTTTGGGCAAGGTTTAGTGTCTTTATCAAGCAATTTAGCAGTAGCTAAAGTATCAGGGTCACATGTATGTTCAGTGTCGCGTCTATCTCCTTTGATAACATGGCATTCAGGACAAGCCCATTTTTCACAAAGCCCACACTTCCATTGGGTGCTTAGATATCCGCGACATTCGGAGTCCGGACATTTGCGTCCATTAGAAACGATTTTATTAGCGACAATGCCTCCATTGCTAACTTGACGCTCAAGTGTTTTTCTTAGATTGATTAATGTATCAATTTGTTTCCCGATTATGATTATTTCAGCCTCAGCAGCTTCTTTGGCTTTTCTCTCGGCGACAACTCCCATAGTAGCGGGAAACAATGCCTTTTCTTTATCAACCGCAACTTTGGCGTTCATATTTTTCCAATCTTTACTAACCCACGTATTAGTAAATGTATTGACCACAAATTTGCGTGTCCATTCTTTTTTGCAATCATTGTTCATACAAGTAGATATTTCTTGGTCAACAACATAGCGTTGACAACAAGTAGAACACGCTGTAAATTCACAAAACTCGCATGTAACTGGTTTGAATTTTTTTGTATTAAACCCTTCGGCACAAATAAGACAAGTATTTTCCATATTGGATATTATTATTATTATATACTATATGAAAATTATGAAAAATATTTATCAATTTTTTGCATAATTTTCATATAATATATCTAATCTGCATCTTCGTCTTCATCTTCATCACAAGCATTTCCACAAAGAAATTGTCCGGTTCCTTTCATTTGAACTATATCTTCAGTTTTTCCACATAAGTTACACTCGGCTTCTTCATTATTTGGCTCTTCTTGTACGAATAAAATATCTCCCATTCCATCATCATTAAAATATCCATCACCATAGGCAACATTTTTTCCACTGATCCTCTTGATAAGTCTCTTCAGTATCTTCTTCAAAATCCCAATTCTCTTGATATCTTTCACAATCCATATTCACACATAATTTAGGTTCTTCGTTCTCCATAATATTATTCTATATAGTAAAAAATATTTATATCTTGTTCGAACTAAAATATTCAAACGTGTAAACAAAATAACATAAACATTAATAAATATATTATATAATAATAAAATGGGTTTTACAGATAAAATGTGTTACGATGTGGCTAAAAATATTATAGAAGACATTTTTTTAATAAACTATATTCCAACAATAATAAAAGGGAAAATATGGTATGATAATTTGAATAGTTTTTTGGTGAAAGAATGGATACGCCTTCAAACTGTAGAAGACGAGATTGAGCAATTTACAGAAAATGAAGAACATAGTATTATTGGTGATGCAATGCAAATATTATTAGATAATTTAGAAATTGATGAAGATGAATGGGAAGAGCATGAGGAAGATATAGATTGGGGTAGGTTTGATGATATAATAGGACATTATATATGTCAATATAACCCAAAAACGTATGGTGTAGATGGAAAAGAACTAACAAATGAAATGCATTTTGCTATAGGTGAGTAATTATTACAAAATATGTAACAGGTCCTTGTTGAATTTGGGGGGTATTTAGAATATAATAGACGTAAAAAATAATAATATTTAATACGAATTTGATTTAATCTTTTTATATTATATATTAATATGCCATCATCTCGAGTAACAGGACAACCACCTTCATTTGCGGATTGGAATAGTACAGCGACAAAATCGCAGAGTAAAACACCCGACAACGATTTTTCATTTGATTTGTGTCATGGTAATAATGAGGGTAATCATACGCCAGAAAGAAGACCTACAAATAAATGTAAACCTAGTCCAGGTGTAATAAATAACAACCGTTCTTCGCAACGTGGTAACATTCCCAAACCACGTATAGATAAATTTCCGCCTATTCCGGAACCGTATATCCATCCAGGTTGCGGTGGATATAAAAAACATCGTAGAACTCGTAAAAAATCAAAGAAATCTGCAAAACATATAAAAAAGATTCGTAAAACTATCTCTAACAAAAAAAATAAGAAAAAATAAATATATTTTATTTAGGTTCTCATATCTAAATAAAAAGAACTATATAGATTATAAATATGTCAGTATTAAAAGATGAATCATATGAATCTATTGAAGAGGTCTTAGAAGAACCTATGGAAGAACCTATGGAAGAATTGCAGGTAGAAGAATCAACTGAAAAAGAATATAGTACTAATTTTGATAATACAGCTTCAACAACGACAAGTGAAATAGATGATATGACACTTTCATTGTTAATGAATAAAACACTTTATAAAAAATATATATTAAAAAATGAAGATTCTACAAATGAATATGAAGAACAAAGTGTACTAGATAATCGCATGTACCGTAGTAAAATATTAGATATAACTTCACAAATGATAGATTCTCCTGATTTAGAAATATCATATGATATAAATAACATATTTTTAGCGTATACTAAAAAAATAGTTCATTATTTAAAAATGAAGGAAGTAGAAAAACAAAACAAATATAATTTTTATAATAAGGAAGAAGAAGATGATGTATTATTTGGAAGTATTGACGAAAGTAATACATCAAATGTTGAAAAAGCATCATCTTTTTGGGGAAAAGAAAGTGTAGTTAAAAAAGGTTCTCTACCTATTTCAAATTATGATATGCGTATGTTTTCAAAACGTTAATTTTCTAACTATTATATAACTAACAATGGTATTTAGGCGTAATAAATCCTATTCAAATCAAACCACGCGCAAAAAAAAACCAAAATCTAAATCTACTAAACCAAGAAAACAGAGAGTTTATTCAAACAAAAATAAATTACAAAAAGGTGGAGAAGATAAACAATATATAGTAACAGTCGCAATGATTATTCATGGTTGTCTAATTACTACTGACTTAAATACAAATTATAATATAGAACTCTATAATGCAACTGGTAATAATATAGATGTATGTGAAAAAACTATAGGAGAATTTAATAATGAACACATTAATCTACAAAAACATTTTCGCGAAAATATGCCAACGACTGTAGGAAAAGATTATTTTGATAAAATACCATATGATAAATTTATAGGAAGTAAATTAAATGACACATATACTGGTATTTGGTTAATATCTGTTCATGATAATAATAACAATTTAGTATTTCCAAATACGGATTCACTTGATATAAAATATAATTTATTCAATTTAAATTTATTAAACAGATTATTATACGATTTTAATAGGGTTGAATGGTTTAATACAAAAATGAAATTTGCAGAAAATTCGGATATACCACGTATAAACATTCATGAACATAATCAAATGAAGGAAGATTTTTTAAAGGAACATATGTCACCACCTGAAAAAAATAATGAAGGATATAGAGATTTTTCTGGTTGGAACGTTTCTGTAAATAATATAAAAAATCCAACTCACATTGATAAAATTCGTTTTAGTTATTTTTTGGATAAGTTAAAATATATTTTTGGTGATACTGTAAAATTTCGTGTTTATGATTATACTTGTACAATTCCTTGTAATAATACTGATCATATAAAAATTAATGTACCTTTAAAAAATCATGGTGGAAAAAATCAAAAAAAAAAGAAAAAGAAAAATACTATTTTATCTACATAGTGTATAACTAATGATGCAAACAAAACGTAATAATAAAAAACATAAGCATAAACGTAAAACAAAAAAAATAAAACCTATGGTATGCAATCCGGGTGTAGAAAAGACAAGTATAAATAATAGTTGTTTTACTAATGATGTATTACTTCAATTAAAAACATCATTTAATCATAGTCATCCTGAAAATAAAATACAAAATAGTGAACCTAATAAAATATGGAATGATTTAAAAAGCAAATTAACAACTTGTAATAAAGAAGATTGTTGGTTAGAAACAATCACAGATATCACAGTTCGTAATAAAATAGAAAAAGACGCCTTTGCACCAAAACAACCAAATAGTTGGAAACAAAAACCAAATACATGGTTAACTAATTTTGATATAGTTAAGGTTCTCAAACAATATGAAAAACCTTATACTAACTTTAGAGTAATTGGACCAACACCAATAGATTTTGATACATATCCTGTTGATAATATGGGCACTTGCGTATGGGAAGAAATATGTAATTTCAAACTCCAGAATTATATTGATAAAAAACATACAAAAATAGGCATAGTATTTAATTTAGATAAACATGATGAAAGTGGTTCTCATTGGGTTTCTATGTTTATTGATTTAGAAGATAATTTTATTTTTTACATGGATAGTGCAGGTGATTCAATTCCTACTGAAATACAGATTTTGGTTGACAGAATAACCAAACAAGCAGTTGAATTACATTCACCAATCAATTTAACGTATTATGAGAACAATCCATTAATTCATCAAAAAGGCGATACTGAATGTGGTATGTATTCGCTATTTTTTATTATAACCATGTTAACCAATAAACATAATAATACAAAATTTAAAAATATAAAGAATAAATTAAATTTTTTTAAAAAGAAACGAATCACCGACTCATATATTTACAAATACAGAAACCGATTTTTTAATCTGTAATTTTATATCATTATATTATAACTCTAACATAATAATTAATGTCCTCATCTATTAAAAAACCTCTTGCTGCCGGCGATGGTCCTGCTACTAGTCCTGCTACTAGTCCTGCTACTAGTCCGCCTACTGTTGCTGGTGTTTATCGCAATAAAACAGAATGTAAAGGAGTAATGAGAAACTTGTTAGATGGAATACGTGATAATTTTAATCTTGTAAAAGAAAAATTCATTGGAACGGATAAAGAAACAGATAAAAAAGAAACAGATAAAAAAATAAATGCAAATATAAAAGTATATGCAAATAAATT